GTTCGCTTTTATTTTAACAGTAGGACGAATTTCTTCTTTCAAAGCACTCGTACTAGGACTTGTCCATAAAGGATCTGTCGCTAATCGCTCCCATTCATCATTTATCCAATCAACAAATGATGTATCAGTTTCCAACAACTCTCGTTTAGTTGCATAAATCTGATTAAATGGTGCGCCTGAGCTAGTAGTTTTGTCAAGACTATCAATCACTTCTTCGGCACTCCTTACGCGACTATCGCACATGTAAGGACCAAAATGTCGTTCTGTCCATTCCCAGGCTTTATTCATGTCACTAACCATATCGGGCGACATATAAAGTAGGTCTTTCTCATACTTCGACAGTGATTTATAATCGGCAGTCGGATTTGGAATAGGTAATCCCCAATCCGGTGATTCCTCAATTTTATTTTCATCTAGAAAACACTTCATTTGAGGATCAATTGACCGTTTATTTTTATATCTTGGGTTACGTTTAATTGACATAACCAGTGGAAAGTATTCTTCTTTCAAATATTGTTCGTGTAATTCCGGTATGTACATATCTTCAGAAAACACTGGCCCCCCATCCTTCACTAAATATTGAGAAGGATACCGTTCGTAGAACGGCCGCTCAATAATCTCTATAGGAAGCGAGGGGAAGACAGAAAATCCAGACCAATATGATTAGGTCCTAAATTTCCTGTTTTCGCCATTTCAATGAATTCAGGTGTGACTTTTTCAAATTTACCAAAGTCAACTCCATTTCCATTAGTCCAAAAACCAACAATATTTCCGTCTTTATTTAAAACGGGTGAAGTACAATCTCCACAACGAGTTTGGGCATTACACCAACCTAAAGGACTCGCAAAACCAACAATAGAATCAGGCATGGTACTTCCTCCTGATCCGAAACCAAAAACAGTGACAATGTCAGCATCTTCTAACACTTTCAAATTTTTACATGTGAAAGGTGATTTGATACCATTAACATCAAAAGCCACAATCTCATCATTCATAACTCGCATTTTATCTGCTCTGAGTTCTAATGAATGAACGTGGTTTCTAGCTGTATATCTTTTAGTAGTATCTTCTGACAAAACATGCATAACAACAAACATTTTGTTTCCCACTAAAGTGCCAGTGCATAA